TGCTGTACCGCGATGAGTTTGGCGCACGGGAACTGATGCTGATCTGGCCAGACTTTGTAGGCTGGGACACCACCACCAGCGCCAGCGTGCCCGCCCCTGCCACCGCCTGCGCCCTGGGCCTGCGGGCCAAGATCGATGAGGAAGTGGGCTGGCACAAAACCCTGTCCAACATCGCCGTGAACGGCGTTACCGGGCTGAGCAAAGACGTGTACTGGGATCTGCAAGACCCCAGCACTGATGCCGGCGTGCTGAACGCAGGCGAGGTGACCACGCTGGTGAAATCCAACGGCTATCGTTTCTGGGGCAGCCGTACCTGTAGTGATGAGCCGCTGTTTGCGTTTGAATCTGCCACCCGCACCGCGCAGGTGCTGGCCGACAGCATTGCCGAAGCCATGATGTGGGCGATTGATAAGCCCATGCACCCGTCGCTGGTGCGCGACATCGTGGAAACCATCAATGCCAAGTTCCGCGAGCTGAAAGCGCTGGGCTACCTGATTGACGGCAGTGCTTGGTACGACGAAACAGTGAACACCACCACCACCTTGGCCGACGGCAAGTTGTACATCGACTACGACTACACCCCGGTGCCGCCGCTGGAAAACCTGCAACTGCGCCAGCGCATCACCGACCGCTATCTGGCCGAATTTGCCGCGCGAGTGAACGGCTAAACGCCGCCACCTATCACGCCTGACCTGCCTGCCCATTCGAGGAAACCCCCATGGCTCTGCCCCGCAAACTCAAGAACCTGAACCTCTTCAACGATGGCCAAACCTACATTGGCCAGATCGGTGAAGTCACCCTGCCTAAGCTCACCCGCAAGATGGAAGACTGGCGCGGCGGCGGCATGAACGCGCCCATCAAGATCGACCAGGGCATGGAAGGCATCGAGCTGGAAGCCCAGTGCGGTGGCCTGATGCGTGACGTGTTCCAGCAGTTTGGACTGGCCCGCCACGACGGCGTGATGCTGCGCTTTGCCGGTGCCTACCAGCGCGACGATACCGGCCAGGTGGACGCGGTAGAAATTGTGGTGCGTGGCCGCCATGAAGAGATCGAGGCAGGCAAAGCCAAGGCCGGCGATGACACCGAATTCAAGTTCAAGACCGTGGCCAGCTATTACAAGCTGAGCATCGGCGGCAACACGCTGGTGGAGATCGATATCCCCAACTTCGTGGAAGTGGTGGGCGGCGTTGACCGCTTGTCTGAGCAACGCCGCGCTATCGGTGCCTGATTCACCAGACCCACAAGCCGCCTCCCCTGCGGCTTGTGTCCTGCGGCCCGGCGTCCTGTCAGTCGTCGGGCCGCATCTTTACATTCCCAAGGAGCGCACTATGAAACAACAACCCGCCACCGCACCTACTGGCATCACGCTGGAAACCCCCATCAACCGGGGCGAGCACACCATCACCGAAGTGGCCCTGCGCAAACCCGCCTCCGGCGAGCTGCGCGGCATCGCGCTGGCCGACCTGTTGCGCTTGGACGTGGCCGCCTTGATCACCGTGCTGCCACGCATCACCAACCCCACCCTGACCGCGCAAGACGTGCAGCAGCTTGATCTGGTGGATTTGACCGCGCTGGGCACGGAGGTGCTGGGTTTTTTCATGAGCAAGGCAGACAAGGCGAACCTGCCGCAATCCCCAACCGCGTAGAAGACGCAATTGCCGACATCGCGGCGGTGTTCCACTGGCCACCCACCACGATGCACGACATGGATTTGATGGAGCTGATGGCATGGCGCGAACGGGCAAGGCAACGGTGCGAAGCGGAGTGATGGTAGGATCGGCGCATGGATGTGTTGATCTTCATCGTTGCGCTGCTGATCGTCGGCGGCATCTTGTCCGCCATGCACGGCTTCATCAAGCCGGCGGTGGATTGGGTGTATCCGGATCAGGCTGCACATACGCCACCGCAGGATGGCCAGCTTCCACCCATTGCGAATTGCGATGCGTCTGCCGTCGCGTCGAATCAAAAACAAGCGAAGCGCAAGTCACCAGATGGCGCGCACGCCAAATGGTGGGAAAAGGAAATGCGCAAGCGGCGGATCAAAACAGCGGTTGCCGCGCACGAATCGGCCAAGCGGGCCACACTGGCTGCACGCCCAAGACTGCCATAGTTTCTCGCCCAAGGCTGGGAAGGGGCTGTCATGGCTGACAGCCTAAAGATTCAGGTCATCCTGGACTTGGTTGACAAGGCCGGCGGCAAGCTGCGCAGCCTTATGGATTCCAGCACCCGTGCGGGAAAATCGCTGGGTGAGGCACGGCAGCAGCTGAAGCGACTGGAAGATCAGCAGAAGTCTATCGGGGCTTATCGTGAGCTTGGGGCAAAGCTATCGCGCGAAAGCACTGCACTCCAGGATGCACGGGCAAAGCTCAAGGCCATGCATTCGGCTTTGCAGGCCACTGAGACGCCAACAAAAGCACTCACCAAAGCATTCAATGACCAGCTTTCCAAAGTTGGGCGGCTATCCCAAGGCCATCGAGAACAGCGCGAAAAACTTCGCAGCACCAGGGCAGCGCTGGAGGCGACGGGCATCCAGACATCCAAGCTGGGTTCCCACCAGTCACGTCTGGAGCACGAAATTGCCGCTGCCAATCGCCAGATCGATAAGCAAAAAGCCGCACTGACTAGACTTGGGCAAGCACAAAAGCGCGCCGATTCTTTGAAGCGTGGTGGCATGCTGATGACCGCCCATGGCGCAGGCGCATGGGCGTTGAAAGATCAGTTCGCAGCGCCCGGCAAGTCGATGATGACGGCCTTTGCCCAGCAGGAAACTGCCGCCACCGAATTGCGCGCCGCCATGATGGGCGCAAATGGGCAGGTGTCTGCCAGCTATGCCCAAATCAACGCACTGGCCATTGACCTGGGCAACAAACTGCCGGGCACCAGCGCCGACCTGCTGGAAATGATGACCATGCTCAAGCGACAAGGCATGTCGGATCAAGTGATTCTTGGCGGGCTTGGGAAAACTGCGGCCTACCTTGGTGCACAGCTGAAAATGCCGTACACCGATGCCGCCGAATTCGCGGCAAAGCTGCAAGACGCAACGCGCACCACCGAAGCCGACATGTTGCAGCTGGGCGACACCATCCAGCGTGCGTTCTATCTTGGTGTCGATTCCGACAACATGCTGCAAGGCTTCACCAAGCTTTCGCCAGCCATGGACATCCTGCGCATCAGCGGGCTGGAGGCCACCAAGGTCTTTGCACCAATGCTGGTGATGATGGACCAGATGGGCATGAAGGGCGAGCAATCCGGCAACGCCTTGCGCAAGGTGTTCCAAGGTGCGATGGGTGGCGGCGTTGAAAAAGCCAATGATGGGCTGCGGGCGGAACGCTCCAACATCCGGTTGGACTTCACCGACGGCAAGGGCGAGTTTGGCGGGCTGGACAAGATGTTCGCCCAGTTCGAAAAGCTGAAACAGCTCAACACCCAGCAACGACTTGCAGTGTTGAAAACCATTTTCGGCGACGACAGCGAAACCCTGACCACCATCAACGCACTGATGAACAAGGGCAAGGCGGGGTATGAGGAAATCCAGCGGAAGATGAAGGCGCAGGCAGACCTGCAAACCCGCGTTAACGCCAGCCTTGGCACTCTGTCCGCGCTGTGGGAAGCCGCCACGGGCACCTTCCAGAACATGCTTGCGGCCTTTGGCGAAGCCGCAGCGCCGCAGATTGAAGAGCTGACCAAATGGCTGGGCAGTGTCTCGGAAAAAGTCATGGCGTGGGTGAAGGAAAACCCCAAAGCCGCCGCTGCCGTGGTCAAGCTGTCGCTTGGGCTGGGTGCACTGCTGGGGGCCATTGGTGTTGTATTGGTGCCACTTGGGATGCTGACCGGCATTATCGGCCACAGCATCATGCCTCTGATGAAGTTAGGTGGCGCTGCGCGATGGCTAGGAAGCCTGCTTAGCGAAAACCTTTTTGGCGGGCTGCTTAACGGCGCGCGCATGCTGCTGCCTGTATTGGGTGCCATCAGCTGGCCGGTGCTGGCTATCGGCGCAGCCGTTGCCGTGGTTGCCGCTCTGGTGTGGAAATACTGGCAGCCCATCAAAGCTTTCATGGGTGGGGTATGGGATGGCATCCTCGCAGCTGCAAAGCCTGCGCTAGATGGCGTGTTGCAGGCGCTTGCACCTCTCGCGCCCATGTTCTCGACGCTAGGCAGCTGGATCAGCCAAGCCTTCCGCTGGCTCATGAATTTCTTGACGCCAGTCAACAGTAGTAGTGCAGAGCTTGCCAGCTTTGCCGCCGCTGGCAAGGCGGTTGGGATTGCTATTGGCAACTACCTGACGCTGCCATTCCGCTTGCTTTCAACGGTAATCGGTTTCGTGGTGAATGTATTCGTGGGGATGACCCAAATCCTCGGCACCGTTGCCGCCGCGGTAGTTACGCACTTTGCGGCTATGTGGGAGATCATCGCCGGTCTTTTCACCGGCAACGGCCAGCGCGTCAAGGACGGTTTCATGGCCATGTGGAACAACATCGTGCTGTTCTTCGGCACTCTTGGGCCGCAAATGATGGAGATTGGCAGAAACATCGTGCGGGGGTTGATCACCGGCATCATGGGTATGGCGGGCGCGGCGAGCGAGGCGCTTGGAGGCGTCGCAAACAGCGCGATCGCCCGCATCAAGAACCTATTGGGCATCAAATCGCCGAGCCGCGTGTTTGCAGAGCTGGGCGGCTTCACCATGGCCGGCTTCACCCAAGGCCTGCTTGGCGGTGAGGCGGGCGCGCAGAGAGCGCTTGGCCGCATCGGCAACGGCCTGCGCACCACGGCTGCGGGCCTTACCTTGGGCACTGCCGGCATGGCACTGGCAGCGCCTACAGTGCCGCCCATGCAGGCCATGCGCGTGCAGCCACAGGTAGCTGCACTGGCCGCACTGCCGGCGCTGCCGGCGCTGCATGCCAGCATCACCCCGCAGCTGGAAGCGCTGGGGCCTCTGGCCCCGCTGCACGCAGCCACTGCGCCGGTACCGGTGGATACCCGCCCGCCGCTGGCTGTGGGTGGCGCAACGCCCGCCAGTGCTGGGCGCGGGGCCACCTACAACATCACTATCAACACCGCACCTGGCAGCAACGGGCAAGACATCGCCAAGGCGGTGCGCGATGAAATCGAACGGCTGGAACACCAGCGCCGCGTGCGCACCCGCGCCGAACTGAGCGATTACGAATGAGGCCCGCACCATGCCGATGATGACCCTTGGCACGTTCGTGTTTTCGCTGCCCACGCTGGCCTACCAGCAGCTGCAACGCAGCAACGAATGGCGGCACGCCGCAAGCGAGCGCGTGCACGCACGCCCTGCGCACCAATATGTGGGGCCTGGCGAAGAAACCATCGAGCTGTCGGGCACGGTGGCAAAAGAACTGACCGCCGGCGAGCCCAGCCTGAACACCCTGCGTGACTTGGCCGAAGACGGCCAGCCGCTGCCGCTGGTGGACGGGCGCGGCTATGTGTACGGGGCGTTTGTCATCAAGGGCATCAGCGAGACACAGACCCTGTTTTTCAAGGACGGCGCAGCACGCGGGCTGGAATTCAGCCTGTCACTGGTGCGCGTGGATGAAACCGTGCTGCAAAAGGCCGCAGGCTGATGCCCGGCTACCCCATCCCCGCATGGCACGTGACGCTGGACGGTGCCGACCTGACCACAAAGCTGCGCCCACGCCTGCTGGAATTGAATCTGGAGGAAGCGCGCGGCGACGATGCTGACCAGCTGGACATCCGCGTGCACGACCACGATGGCCGCATGGCCATCCCGCCGCGCGGTGCGCTGCTGCGGGTGAAGATTGGATGGGAAGGGCAAGGCCTGGTGGACAAGGGAACCTTCCTGGTAGATGAAGTTGAACACAGCGGCGCACCGGACGTGCTGAGCATCCGTGCCCGCAGTGCCAACCTAACCCGGCCCATGCGTACCCGCCGCGAAAAGAGCTGGCACAAGACAAGCGTGGGCGCGATCTTGAAAAGCATCGCGGGCCGGCACGGGCTGAAAGCAAAAGTGGATGGCACGCTGGGCAGTATCCAGATCACCCACCTCGACCAGACCAACGAAAGCGATGTGCACTTCATCACGCGGCTGGCAAAACGCTTTGACGCCATCAGCACTGTGAAAAACGGCACCCTGTTGTTTTCCCCTATCGGCAAGGGCGAAACCGCCGACGGCACTGCCCTTCCCGACATCACCCTGCGCCGCCGAGACGGCGACCAACACCGCTACAGCGTGGCCGGGCGTGACAGCTACACGGGGGTGCGCGCCTACTGGAGCGACAAGAAAGGGGCCACCCAGAAAGACGTGCTGGTGGGCGACGACGAAAACGCCCGACGCCTGCCCGGCACCTACCACAGCGAGCAAGAAGCCCGCGAGCAAGCCGAAGCGGCCAACAAGCGCATCCAGCGCGGCAAAGCCACGTTGAGCTATTCCTTGGCGCTTGGCCGCCCAGACCTATACCCCGAACAGCGCGTGCACCTGGCCGGCTTCAAAGCCGACATCGATGGCACCGAATGGCTGGCGGTGAAGGTGCGCCACCAGATCAACGGCAGCGGCGGCTTCACCACGCAGGTGGAGCTGGAGACATCAATCCATGACAACGGTGCCGAGGAATAGCCCCCTCACGACTTCCGTGAGGGGGCCTTCTTCCTTACCTTTCGGGCAGGTTCCGCCTCCGCCTCGCCCTTGCTCTCGACGTTGGCTCTTTCCTCGATCTTCGCCAGAGTCTCTTCATCCGCGCCGAACACGGTGCGCAGAATTTCAACCATCGGATCTTCGGATCCAATCTGCACATCAGCCGGTTCGATCAACACGGATTCGATCATCGCCGCGCCATGAGGCGCACGGGCGGTGGTGGTGGCCAGCAACTCACGCGCGCCTGAGTACAAGACCCGAATCAAGTTCGTCGCGACGACCTTGGACAAGGCCACCGCTGTGCACTTGTAGGCGTCCTTGGCCAACTCAAGATCAAACCCGAAAGTGGCTACTGCATGTACTGAAAAATCGTAAGCGCACCCTTCTCCACCAGCGCTCTCAAGCTGAAGCTCAGCGGCGTGATGACCGTCCTTGTAATAGTTCACGCGGGCTTTAACACGGGCAGGAATGACAGCTGTGCCGTCCACGGGTTTCGCTTCGAATCGCAGTGCGGGATAGCTGACCCACTCAAGCTGCAATGGACTGGGTTTCATGATCGTTCGCCGCAAGGTGCCAAGGGTTGACGTGACTGGAGCGCACAGCGCGATTGCCTGCTTGATGTGCAGCGGCTACCGCTCCGGTGCGATAAAGGCCAAACCACTGCACGTCTTGCCCATCGGGGGCAACGTGAAGATGCAGCTTGCCGCCTGCCGCACGCGCCGCGCGCACCATGGTCTCGATGGTCAGATTTGAATCACCACGCAAAATTCTAGTCACTAACGGCTTGCTGACGCCAAGCACCTGCGCCAGCTGAGCCTTGTTGATCTTGCGCGCATCCATCACGCGGGTCAGGCCCACCGCGAAATCAACTTTTGCGCCCTCAACGTCCAGCTCGCCAGAAGCAAGAGCCCCCGCGATCAATTGCTTGAAGGTGTTGCCGTTCATGTCATCCCCTTATTCATTGTCATTCACGATGTAAAAATCGCCGCGCATCACCGCTTGCTCGTACTGCTTCTTCAAATTGGCCGCTCGCTTGGCTTCGCGTGCCGGCGTCTTCTGTGACTTCTTCACGAAAACATGGGAACACACCACGATGGCACCGTCGGCCTCGAAGCACAGTAACCGCAGGTCGCCTTTGATGAACTCATAGATGGACGCTTTCTCATCGATGCAGTGATACAGATCCGTTCCCAGCGCCTTCGGCCCGGTTCGTGGAATGCGCTGCCACAACGCGTACATGCCAACCGCTGCCGCCTTGTACTTTTTGTTGTCTGCAAATTGCGCCAGAGCCGTGTCCAGGTCGCATGCACCATCCTCGGAGAGCGGGGCTATCACCCGCCATGCCCCGCAGTATAAGGTCTTCAGCCGCATAAAGTTAACTTTGAAGTTAACGCCCGTCGGTTCTGCTGACCGCTGATCGGACAAACACGAACCTGCCCGGGCGCATCCGTGCCGTATGTGAAACGAATGGCGGTCATGCTGCGGCACCCCCACGCCCGCGCCGCGCCTGCTTCACCACCGGTTCCGGCTGCGCAATGCTCGCTTGGCGGATGCGCTTCTTGCCGGCGTCGTCGGCCTCTCGGTAGTTGTCCAGCAGCGCGGCCTCCTCGGTGCTCAGCGCGGCACGTGCGCCGGTGAGGATGTAGAGCACGTCCACGCCTTGTGCGGCCAGCTTCAGCAGGTAATCCCCGCCGGGCAGGTTCACATCACGCTCAAAGCGCCCCTGCTGCTCGCGCGTAATCCCGCACATGTCCGCAAGCTCAGCCTGCATCAGGCCGAGTGCCTGCCTGCTCTCTTTCAGTCTTTTCCCAACAGACACCATTCCCCACTTGACAAGAGACATTAACGTCTCTTAGTCTTTGCCGAACATAACCACTTTTACCCGGTTCCCATGCCCAGCACCAGCACCCCGAAACTTTTGACCGTGGAAGAGGCCCGCGCGCAACTGGATGCGCGGGGAGAATCGGTGGCGGCATTCGCCCGCCGCAACAAAGTCAATGCGCGCTCCGTCTACGGCGTGCTGTACGGCAACAACAAGGGCCGCCGAGGTGCTGCGCACCTGGCTGCGGTGGCGCTGGGGATCAAGTCGGGCGTGGTGGTGCAGGCTGCTGCGGGAGCACATGGATGAGTGAGGCCATAAGCACAACGCCGTCGCTTGGCGACAAACGTCTGGATGCCCAGGCGGAAAATGCGGCACGCGGCGAGCTAAAGCGCCCGCCAGGCGCACGCTGGGGGCGACGCTGCCCGCACTGCAAGGGGCCATCGCTTATCCGCTCCAGCGCGCACATCATGCCGAATTACGTGGAAATGACGCGGGTATGCCGCAACCCCATGTGCGGCTGTATCTGGGTGGATTGCGTGTACGCAACACGCATTCTCTCCGCCAGCATGACGCCTGACCTCAGCATTTTCGTGCCGATGAGTTTGCATGTGAACCCTGAGCGTGTTTACGCCCATATGGCCGGCGGTGGCGGTAGCGGCAACCCGAAGAAGAAAAGCTTCAACTCCGCGCAGAACCAGCTCCCGATGCCGGATCCCTTTGACACACTGCAAAAGGGCTGACCCATGACCGACGATATCCACACCGCCGCCGAACGCCTCCTTGCCGACTATATCGGCCAGCACTTAACGCGTGACACCGATGCACTGCTGAGCCGCTGCGCCACGCAGCTATCGGACACCTTTGGCATCAGCCTCCGTGAGGCGCTGCGGGCGGCAGAAGCTGCCTACGTGGGTAGCCTCTGCGGCATTCCGCGAGGCTACATCGACATCGACCAATCCACCGCAAACCGGCTGATCCTGCGTGACTACACCAGCCCCGGCGCGCGCCACCTGATCACTCTGCCGGAACTCTTTCAGCTAGTGGCAGCCAGCAAGGCCGCCCACGCCACCGCCGGCTGACCGCCCGCCACCACCCCTTCCCTTTCACCCGGTGCCGCCTTGCGGCGGTGCCGCTAGACAAGTAATGCCATGCGCCCAGACTTGCACGCCGACATCACCCAACGTTTGATGCAGGACTTCGCGTTCAAGGAGCGCAAAGAGTGGCTGCGCGAGGGCAAGTGCCCGGACTGCGGCAGGAAGGAGCTGTACACCAAGGCCGAAGCGCCGTGGGTGCTGTGGTGTGGCCGCCGCGACAAATGCGGTGCGGAGATCCACGTCAAGGATCTCTACCGCGACCTGTTCGAGAACTGGAGCGAACGCTTCCAGAGCACCGAGGCCAACCCGCACGCAGCGGCAGAGGCGTATCTGCAACATGCGCGCGGCTTCCCGCTGGCGCGGCTGACCGGTGCGTTCACGCAGGAGTGGTACCAGGACAGGCAGCGCGGCATCGGCACCGCCACGGTGCGCTTTGCCCTGCCCAACGGGGCGTGGTGGGAACGGCTGATCGACCGACCGGAGCGCTTCGGCAAGATGAAGGCACGCTTTGCCCCCGGCAAGAGCATGCACGGCCACTGGTGGCGGCTGCCGGATGCCACCTGGGATGCGGGCGAAATCTGGCTGACCGAGGGCATCTTCGACACCGTGGCGCTGGAGCTGGCGGGCGTGGCCAGCGCGGCGTTGCTTTCCTGCAACAACTATCCGGTGGAGGGGTTGGCGCGGCTGGCCAAGGCCTGCGCCGAAGGCAACCGCCTGCGCCCCACCCTGATCTGGGCGCTGGACGATGGTGCCGCCGGCCAGCAGTACATGCGCAAGTGGCACGACCGTGCCACCCGCGAAGGCTGGAAATCACGCTGCGCCTACACGCCCAACCGTGGCCAGCTGAAGCAGGACTGGAACGAGCTGCACCTGCGCGGCCGCCTGCACAAAGACGCGCTGGACGAAGCGCGCCACCACGGCGATTTGCTGCTGGCCCCAAGCGCCAACGCCAAGGCGCTGCTGATGTACAAGCGCAAGCCGCGCGGCGTGTTCCACTTCGATTACGGTGACCAGCTGCACTGGTTCCGCTATGACGATGCCAAGTACCAGAAGGCCATGGAGGCGCTGGAAGCGAAGGAAGACGCCGCCAGCCTGAGCGAGGACGAAAAACGCGACAAGGCGTTGGCGCACGGCGGCGTGGTCACGCGCATCGCCAACTGCAACCCGCAGCCCCTGTATTTCCAGCGCAACGAGCAAACCAAGGAGAGCTGGTACTACATCCGCCTGAGCGCCCCGGGCCAGCACAAGACGGTGAACGGCGCGCTGGTGCCATCGCAAATTGCGGCGGCGGCGCGCTTCAAGGAGGCGCTGCTGGGGCTGGAGTCTGGCGTGATCTTTTCCGGCACCACACCCATGCTGGACAAGATCGTGATGGCGGACTTCAGCCACCTGAAGCGGGTGGAAGCGCTGGACTTCGTGGGGTACAGCGCCGACCACGGCTGCTACCTGCTGGGTGACCTGGGCGTGCAAGCCGGGCGGCTGGTCAAGATAAACGATGAGGACTACTTCGAGTTCGACAAGAAGACATCGCTGAAGTCCATCAACAATTCGGTGGCACTGCACATCAACGCCGACCAGGCCGGCTACCACCCCGAATGGCTGGACATGGTGTGGGAGTGCTTTGGCGCCAAGGGCATGGTGGCGCTGGCGTTCTGGTTTGGCAGCCTGTTCGCCGAGCAGATCCGCAAGGCACAGGCGAGCTACCCCTTCCTGGAGGTCATCGGCGAGGCCGGCAGCGGCAAGACCACGTTGGTTGAATTCCTATGGCGGTTGCTGGGCCGCGATGACCACGAAGGCTTCGACCCGGTGAAATCCACCGCTGCCGCGCGGGCGCGGTTGATGGCGCAGGTGGCCAACCTGCCGGTGGTACTGATCGAGGGCGACCGCGACGGCGACACCGACCGCAGCAAGCAGCGCGGCTTTGACTGGAACGAACTCAAGACCGCCTACAACGGCCGCAGCACCCGTGTGATTGGCGTCAAGAGCGCCGGCAACGAAACCAAGGACTCGCCATTCCGTGGGGCAATTGTGATTGCCCAGAACGCAGAGGTGGAAGCCTCCGATGCGATCTTGCAGCGCATCGTGCACCTGTCCTTCGACAAGGCGGGCCACACCCCGCGCACCGGCGCGCTGGCCAAGGCGCTGGAGCGGATGCCGGTGGAGGACGTGAGCGGCTTCATTCTGCGCGCCGTGCAGGCGGAGGAACGGGTGATGCAGATTTTGGAAGCCGATGCCGGCGCATATGCCGAGCAGCTGCTGCGGTCACCCGATATCAAGTCCGTGCGCATTGCCAAGAACCACGGCCAGCTGATGGCGCTGGTGGATGCCCTGCGGGCGGTGATTCCGGGCATGACCGAAACCATGTGGGCGGCCACGCATGCGGAGCTGTTCACCCTGGCCGTTGCGCGCCAGCACGCCATCAACGCCGATCATCCGCACGTGGCGTGGTTCTGGGAAACCTTCGACCACTTCAATACCGGGCGCGGCAACGAACCCGCGCTGGATCACAGCCGCAACCCAGCCTACATCGCCATCAACCTGGTGGAGTTCGAAGTGCGCGTCAGGCGCGCCGGCTTGAACCTGCCCTGCCACAGCATGGCCGACATGAAGCGCGTGCTGAAAGGCAGCCGGCGCTACCGCTTCGACGATGTGAAATCCGTCAACAGCTTCCACGGCGTGGGCACCAAGAAGTGCTGGGTGTTCAAGGTTCCGGCAACGCAGCAGGCGGGCCAGGCATGAGCGCCATGACCTGCCCAGCAAACCAGCAGTAAAGCGGCCCCGGCGGGAGGGGCTGCCACCCCTCCCCTTGGGCCTTCACCCACGAAACGGAGGAACCACCATGCAACAGAATGTCGAAACTGCAACACCCATGCACAGCCCGCAAGACCCGGCCACCGGGGCCGGGGCGGAGGCTACCACGCAGCGGCCCGCGCCGCTGGCCATCGTCACAACCGTGATTGGGCACGACCAGATCACCAGCACCGCGCAGCTGGTGATGGGCGGCTTTGTGCAAACCGTGCAACGCACCTGGCATCGCTGTGGGCGCTGCAGCTGGCGCAGCACAGACCCCGACTTCATCGCAGCGGAAAACCGCCTTGGCATCGAGCTGGCCGAATACATGGCCCTGCTGGACTTCCCAAGCCGCGTGGCCGACATGCTGCCGCGCCACCCTGCGCCAGTGTTGGGTGAGGCGTTCCGGGCTGCCATGGCCGCAGTGCGGGAGGGGTGCCGTGGCTGAGCAAACCATCTACTTCGCCGCATGCGTTTTTATCGGCTTCCTGCTTGGATTCCACAGCTACGGCTTCATGCTGTACCGCATGCAT